TATACCCTCCGGTGGTATCACGAGGAGGAAGATGAACATCTCCCTATGTCCTGGATGACTTATGACTTCGATAGTGCCTTGCCGTCCATACCTCACACGCTTTGGTGGTTCTTCACCGGCCATTCCAAACTCCTGGACTTCGAGCCGCTGTTTACCGACCCGTTCGTTAAGTTTACCCAGGCGTTTGTGCAGTGGAAGTATAATCTTCGGGTCAACGGCATTCACATTCGGCCCGCCCATATTCTGCACAAGCTGGGAGTGAGTTATCAGGTTTTGCGAAAGCTTTTCGGCCCCAATTATTGGCACATTGACTGGATTCTGAAGCCGGGCGAGCACGATTATCTCAAAGCTTATGTTGAAGCTATCTATGAGGGCGAGCATACGCACAAGGCTGAATTTGAGCGCAAAATGCGCGAAGACCCCGAACACTTCGCCCCCATTTGGTGGGAGTATCTCTATGGGCCGCTTCAGGTTATCGAGGCTAAAGCCGCCGGAATACCGTGTCGGTATCTGACCTGGGCCATAGACATTAACGACCTTCTGGAAGGCGGCGATATGATGGTTTTCTTCGCCCTCTATTTCGGATTTGGGGCACACATTTCCGAAATGGAGTTTGAGGATGTTGGGCCTCTTGTTTGGCAACTGTTGAACATTGAGTTAACCCCCCAAACTAGCGAGGAAGATGGCTGCGACAAAATTGTGCCCTTTATCTTCGATACGCCGCCCGAAAAGCCCCGTATGAATGTATTCCCAACCCTGCCGGTCATAACCATTATCCTGGTGATTGTCGAGTGGCAGGTCAGAAAGAAATCGTGGTGGGTTAAGGTCAAGACGTTCGCCTGGCGCTACTTTATCAACCTCTGCATCAGCATTGACCAATTTTTCAACACCTTGTTCTTCGGCGACCCCGACGAGACGATTTCAAGCCGGTTAGGGAAGTTCAAAGACAAGGTGAAATTCTATCGAATCATCTGTTGGTTCTTAGACCTGATTGACCCTGGGCATTGTCAAGACGCCATCGAAGAGGACGAGGGCGAGAAGCAGTTGACGCCTTTCGAGGCGTAAGGAGGAGGGCAATGATTGATGAACGCGCTTTTGTGGCGTGGGTAGTTTTGGCTTTCGTCTGCGCCATCATCTTTCTTGGATGTTCGGCGCTCATTCTGAGAGGAGGGGTATGATGGACGCCTTTAGCGATGTTTTTGGGGCATTCGGGGTTGTTCTGATTGTCGCTATCATCGTTTGCGTCTTAATCGGCCTTGCAGTTGGCGAGGGCCACGACGGATTCTACGACGATTGGTGAGGGTAAAATGGCACGAAGACGAAGCAGAAAAAGCACGTCCAGATATAAAGCAACCGGCCCTGTGGGTACGGGTGTGCGCTTCAGGAAGCTGGTTGCGGCTTTGAGAAAGCGCGGCGCTAAGAATCCCAAGGCGCTTGCTGCCTGGATTGGGCGCAAGAAATACGGAAAGAAGCGGTTCCAGAAAATGGCGGCTCGTGGTCGTAGCCGCAAAGCTAGACGACGGAAGTAATGGCTTACCAATCGCGTGCTCATATACCGTGGTCGCTTAAGGCCCCGTTATATGAGGCGATAGGTTATAAGCCTTTTGGTGCGCAAGAACCGTTTCATCGCAGCACGGCTTTACATCGCATCTTCGGGGCTGGTAACCAATCGGGGAAAACCTATTGTGGAGCGAGGGAGATTTTTCCGCAGCTAGTCATCCCCATCTACGACCCGACCTTGGGGGCAGCGCGAGGCCGACGTGGTTGGGTTGTTGTCCCGCGTTATTCGTTGGCCGACCCGATAGTTAGCGAAATAATCAATGTGCTGGAAATGTTTGGCTTCAAGCGGGTGGCGCGAGGCGGGACGTTACGCGAGGGCGAATTCCATTGGGCAAAGAAAACTCATCACCTTACCGTCTGGACTGGCGCGGAGTTGTGGGTCAAATCGGCGGATGAACCTGCTGCATTGCACGCACAACCCCTCGACTGGATTCTGATAGACGAGGGAGGTCTGGTGCCATTTGAGATTTACCAGGTCTCCCTTGTTCCGCGTTTGACGGTTACCGGCGGGTGGATTGCTGCCCTGGGGACGTTCGAGGACACCATTGTTGGTAAGTGGTTTGAGGATTACTGGTACATCGGGCAGATGCCGAACGACCGGGGCATCGAAAGTTTCCGTCACCCCACGACCGCTAACCCTTACGTGGATAAAGCGTGGCTAGAAGAGCAACGCAAAAACTATGACCCCGATTTGTTTGCCGCCCGATTCGAGGCCATTCCTAAGCCGAACACGCGCCTGGTATTCCGCACGTTTAGCTTTGCCGACCACGTAGATGCTGAGCTTGCGACGTTTGACCCCCAACTTCCCGTTTATTTAGGTGTTGACCCCGGTGGCGTCTATGGTGTGGTTGTTCTTCAAATTAAATATGTCGAAGGCCGGGGGGATGTCGTTTGCGTTATAGACGAATACTACGACCAATCAGGCAAAGCCACACCAACCATTGTTGATGAGCTTCGCAAGCGTAAATGGTGGCGAAACCTGGGCCTGAACGGGGAGATGATGGGGGCCATTGACAAGGCCAACAAGGAGAGCCGACAGTTGTGGAGGAATGCGGGTGTCAAGTTGGCCATCAATGCCGTCCCCATTGAAGCAGGAAACGACCTGCTGCGGTCATTCCTTAGCCAACGACGCTTTGTCGTTCACCCCAAGTGTCGGAACTTCTTGTTGGAGATGAAGAAGTATTCTTACCCCCGGCGGACGGCGGGCCGTGAAGTGCGCGCCGGTCGTCCTGTGGACGAGTATAACCACCTCATTAAGGCCACGATTTATTTCTTGGTGGCCAAATTTGGTTGGTGCGGTATTCGTCCCGATAAGCGGCAGGCGATTCCGCCGCGCCGTTGGTGGAGTTTGAAATGAAGATAACAACCGACGATATTCTAGCCAAAGCGCGACATCTGCATAACTTTTATAGGCAGCGAAACACCAATATGAAGATTTGGCGGAGTTTGGCCCTTCTGTCCAAATATTCGCTTTGGACGGATGAGGAGGGTGCATACATTCCGCCCGAAGACCAGGAGATTCGTGTTAACCTGCCTATTGCTTATACCATAGTCGAGGGGTATCGGACGCTCTTGCTTTCCCGACCGCCAGTTATTAGCGTGCCTACGTCCTCAATCAAGGCCGTGCATCAAGACCAGGCCGAAGAGATTGAGAAAATGCTGTATGGCATTTGGGAGACCTCCAACGTTTTGGAGGCAGTCAAAGAGGCGCTGTGGCACGCGCTGGCTGAAGGGTGGGGAGTGTTGCAGATTGTTTATGATGCCGATGCTGAAGAGCGCGGCGCGTGTCCTATCTACGCCAAGGCCGTTGACCCCCTTAACGTTTATCCGATGCCTGCCGACCGCCCCAACGAGTGGGCTTATGTCATCGTCATAGAAAAGCGGCTGGTTGGGGAATTGTATCAGACTTACGTGGCCGGGCACGATAAGCGGCTGCGAACAACCAAGATTGCACAGCAGGCTTTGGAGGGGTTTAAGGACACCGATGAGGTAGCGGTCATTGGCTATTGGGATGACACGCACTTTGCAACCGGCATTGCCCCCTTCAGTCTTCTCAAGGGCGAGGAAGCCGAAACTCCCGCTGAAGTGCGATGGCTGGAAGAGCCGACCGAACACGAGTTGGGCCGCGTGCCTTTCGTGTTCTTCTTCGGCATTGACTTGCCTTACCGGGACAAAGGCGAGAGGATAGGCGTGAGTGTGCTATGGCCCATCGAGGGCCTGATTCGTTACGCTGCTCGCCTATTCTCGCAGAAAGCTACCATCATTGCCCGCTTTGCTGACCCGACCCTGGTGACTAAGACGCTGGAAGGCCGGGGCTTTGAGGGAGTTGGAACATACGGCGGCCAGCTTCCTCTGGAGTTGGAGGAGGACGCCTACTATCTCCAACCTCCTACCCAGGCCCTCAGCAGCGTGGATGTCCAGATTGAGGAGATTCTAGGGCAAATCGAGCAGGCCGGTCTTCCGCGCCACGTGCTGGGCCAGCTTACCGTCAGCCGCTTGTCGGGCGTGGCAATGAACTTGCTGCGCACGCCGGTGTTGATGAAGATTGCCTTCAAGCAGATGGGTATCGAGAATGCGTTGGAGAAAATGAACGAGATGTTCCTGCGCATTATCGAGAATCGCGTTACCCATCCGGTCTACATTTGGGGGACGATGCCCGACGGCACCCCAATCGAGACCGTGCTTACCCCCGAAGTAATCGGCGGGTATTACCGCAACCGCGTGCGCTTGACGGCTTCATTGCCTACCGATGAACCGGCGGTGACGGCGATGTTGACCGCTTTGGTGCAGCTAGGCATCCTGTCCAAGCGGGCTGCGCGCGATGTCATCCAGCAGACTTTCCGTGACCTGGCCCCGCAAAGCTTGAAGCAGGAGGAAGACCAAATTCTCATCGAGACCCTGTTGGAGATGCCCGCCATCAAGAATGCTTTGATGTGGGATGCTGCACAAGAGGCCGGTTTGCCCATTGTTGAGGAATTGATGGGCCAGCAAGGGCAACAACCGCGACAGGGCGCAATTTTCCAGGCGGGGGCAGAGGCCGGGCTACCGGCTCAGACTTTCCCCTTCCGCATTGCGGGAAGGCAAGAACCCACTACCCCGGATATAGTTAGGCGCTTGGCTCAGGTAACTTTGGGGGCACAAGGCGGCTCGCCTAACCCGCCGCCGACTGCCAGCCCAATGGGGCCAGAGTTACCGACCGAAGTTGAGGAATGAACCTACCTTATGTAGTTAACAGCACTGCAAAACAACTTCACAAGTATCGGAAGGCTATTCGGCGTACCTTCCGCCCGTCGCCTGACCAGATTCGGGTCTTGACGCCCGAAGAACAGGTGCGTCGCTTCCTGTCTTTGACGATGGACGACCTGGAAAATATCAGGCGACAGCGGGGGACGACCGAATTGATGCGTTACGTCTTGGCACAATTAGAAAATCTGAAGGCGTTGAGAAATGCTGTATGAGGATGGTGGGGGGAGAAAACCCCGCAAACGTAAACCCCGCAAACCTAAAGTCCCAACCTATCCGAAAACTCTTGGGCCTGGGCAACCCGAATATCCGGGCGAGTATAAGCCTCCCCGCCGCACAGGTATTCCTCCCGGCCCTTGGGGGCCAGGTGGAGAGGAGGGCCAGGTAGGGCTAGAACAGAAGCCGCCTGTGCCGCGCCCTTCCGCCCGCGTTGGTGACCCAGGTGGGCCGGGGCCTGCTGCTTGGCGTTATCAATTCTATCTTCAGCACGGGCGTTGGCCCAACGAACAGGATTACGAGGATTATAAGTGGTCGCTGGATTTCCAGCGGCTATATGGCCGTCCGCCTTCCGAAGAGGACTGGAAGGCCCACTGGTTTGCCTCACAAGGAGGCGGCGGTGGTGGAGGCGGAGGGGAAGAGCCTAAACGCCCGGAAACCATCGGCGAGATTTTGCACAAACTTCTCTTCCCCGAAGAGTATCAGCTTCCTGTCTATATGCGAGACTTCGGGCGCTATATCGAGGAGTTGTTAACCCAAAACCCGGAGTTTGCGATTGCGCCCCCGAAGTTTAATGAGCAAGGGGAGTTGATACCTCCCACAGAGGAGGCTGCTGAAAAGCCTCTGGAAGAGTTCGAGAGTGTCGAGGCTTATGCCCAGGCTTGGAATGAATTTCTAGAAACATTGAAAACTTTGTCCCTGGAAGAGCAGCAATATTATCAGGGTTTGCGTTATTCCCCGGAGACGGGGTGGTATCGTAGCGGGGCTGTCCCCCTGTTACCACATCCGGAGTATCTGTAATGCCTGACCGTTGGGCAGTTCTGGAACAGAAGATAAAACAAGAACCTGAAACTCTTCCTCCTCAATATCGGCCTTATAGCTGGTGGGAAGAGTATCAAAAGAAATATACCAAACCGAAACCGGAACCTAAGCCGGAGTATAAGGTTGAAGACCTTGAGTGGTGGGAGTACGACCGTTATGGTCGCGCCCCTGAGCCACAGGTGAAGGCTGCCCCACCTACTCCGGTTACGCCACCTCAGCCCCAATTCCAAGAGCCGCCCTTCAACCCCTATCTGGACGACCCCCATTTGTCCGCGTGGGACAAGATTAAGATGGGGTTGAACCATTGGATAGACGAGTTAGACCAAGGTAAACAAGACATCAAGAGCACTGCCGAATTGGTTCAGCAATTGGCGGTAGAACAATTTCGTCGTCCGACCCTGAAGGGGGCAGGACGGCTAGCTTGGGAGACGGGTAAAGGCTTCCTTAAGCTGGCAATTACCGGATTTACCAAGGTAGCTGGGCCTGTGGCCAACCAGTTGGCTTACCTTCACGAACGGTTCAATGGTAAGCTTTGGCGGGATAGCGTTTGGGTGAAACCCAAGCCCCGCTTTGAACATCGGGGGCTAACCATTCGGGAAACCACGCAGCAAGCCTTAGCGCGCGTTTGGGGTCAGGCAGTCTCGCGCGAGCCTATTGAGTATGATGAAGAAGAGATAGCCAAATATGGACGCACGCCTAACGAGTGGTTGAAGCGCGAGTATGGAGATGACCCTGAGAAATACCGCAAGGCGCAAGTTGCGGCTCAAGAGCTTGACCGCATAAGTTTTAGCCTTGCCCCCGACCCGGAGAAATTCCGGGAGGGTATTCGCCGCATTGTGGACAAGGGCGAGCCAGTTGATGAGGTCTTGAAAGATTTGGAAGACCCAATAGTTGAGGCCGTGATGCAAGCTTCGCTCGACCCACTGAACATTCCACAAGCGGCGGCCCCTCACTGGATTACAACCCTGCGGCGACAGCGGTTGGCTAAGCTTACCGAAACTCCGGTAGATGAAATTGCCGACCGCACGCAACTGGCGAAGGCTATCAATCAAATTGGTGGACTTGGGCGCACTCGCCATACTCGTATTCACAAGGCTATCGAGTTAGTTCACGACCGCTTGGAAGCGGCTCTAACTGGCGTTCACAATTGGGATGAAGTTGAGGATATTCTAAGGAATTGGGGACACACCGAACGCGGCCTCCCGTTGAATCATCAGCAAAGTCTATCGGGCCGCGTTGTGCAGTGGTTCCTGAACAGTGAAGATACCCCTCTGGATGAGATTATAGAGAAGGCCAAGCAGACGTTCGCCAAAACCCAGGATTGGAACGAGGCACGCGATGTCATAGTTAAAGGCATTCGAGATGCTGCGGTGAGACAAGCCCCTAAGCTGATGCCCGGCTGGGTTTGGCGGATGGAAAGTAAGCTAAGCGAAGTTTCTCGTTGGGGTAAGCGCGCCTACTCTGCGCTCTTCCTGGGCTGGAACCCGCAGTATCTGATTAACAACTGGAAAGACAACCTGATTAACATCATTCTCGACCTGGGCCGGGGCGATGATGGCCTTTCGTGGGCTGAGCGTTTCTTACTCAAGCACGATAAGGCGCGGGAATTCTTCATTAAGCACGTTGGCGCTACCCCTGAGCGCTTGGCTCGCGGTTTTGGTGAAACATACCAGACTGGCGTGAAAATACCGGAGGGCCGACGCCTTATTGATGCCCTACGCGAAAGAAAGTGGCGGGAAGTCGCTCAACTTCTGAAGCGCGATTTCATTCACGGCCCTACCCTTATTCAATCGGGTCAAGTCGAGCGTAGTGCTTCAGCTATCGCTACCTACAAGGCATACAAAATTCATTGGACGAAGAACTGGACGCCTGATGCATACAAGTTGCCTGATGAGCTTGCTGCCCGGCTTGAGGCAGTTAGTCCACGTTTACGGGCAATTATCGAGAACTTACCGGCTACGTGCTATGGAATTGACGATTTGGAGAGGGCCGTAGCCGATGTCGAACGGATGATAAAAGCGGAGGCTGTGGGCACACGGGCTGCTTACAGCGTGCGCTTTTATATTCAACAGCTTCCCAAAGACCAACGAACGCTTCTCCTCCAGCGTGAAGATATACTCGAACTTCTCGAAACCGGCCTGAAGAAAGCGAAAACCGATGCTGATGTAGATGAAGTTTTCGACGCGGTACGCAAGCTGCTTGATGCCGACCTCGAAACCGTTCTTCGCCACATTCACGAACGCGACTTGCAAACCGTGGGTTGGGCACACCAGACGGTGGACTTGTTACGGGCACGTGAGCCATTTACCCACTCGTATGATGATATGCCTCACGTGGCCGAAATGCTGGAAAAGAACACCCACGACTTTGATGTTTTGGCAACTATCGCGCGGCAATCGAACACCAGCCTTGACGCCCTGATGAGGCCGATGACCGATGCTGAATTCAAGGCCATCAAGGAGGGCGTGTCGCCGTCTGAGTTGTGGCAAGTCTTGGCAGAGGAACACCCGGTCTTGACCAAATTCTTCCCCAACGAGGGGGCTGTCAATGCCTGGGATGTGGCGGATGGGGCAGAAGAGATAGTCCGGGCTACATCCCTTCAGCCCGAAGGGATGATTACCAGCCGGGACAAATTCTGGTATGTTTACAAGAGATTATTGCCTGCGGGTCGAAAGGCCGCCCGAAAAGACAAGGAAATTCGCCTGGCCCTGAAGACGCCAGGACTTTCGCCTGACGCCTGGGATAACGTCGCTGAGAAGATTGTCAAATTCGCTGAAGAACACCCCGAATGGGTGTGTCCAGACGAGTATCTGGATGAACTTCAGGAGGCTATGGAGGTCGCTGCGCACTATATCTGGTATAAGAAAGACCCGCAGCGCTGGATTGATTGGGCCAACAGCGACCATCACATCGAACGCCTCCCCAGCGATTTACCCAGCCCTTATGATTTACAGAAGCTTGTTTACCCCCGTTTGACTGCGGCTCTCGATACAATCAAAGCGAGAGTGCGCAAGACC